AATATTTCCTTGCGTAGTGCAAAAATGTAGATTTGGGTAACCTAGTCGGGGGTTAAAATAATCTATATAATAGAATTTGATGGGTGGCAAAACTTTGGACATTGTTGAAGATGATCCTGATACCACCCGTCCTTAAAAATTATGGTAGTTAGAACAGTTATAAAAGAAGCTTTGAAGAAAGCCAAAAAAAGAGTCGCTGCAGCAAAACTCAGGAAGCTTACAAAAAGCTTAGACAAATATAACATTAAAGCAGGTGCAGCTAGTCAGAAAGGCCCTGTCCCAATTAAAAAACAATCACTTCAAAAAAGCACTTTAAGTGGTAGAACCTATTCTATAAGTAATAATAAATTAAGTGCCAAAACAATGCTTGATATTGGGGGTGGTTATGGAACTACATCTACAGCAAGATTTCAAGATGCTGTCAAAGACTTGATTGGCTTAGATAAGCTAAGTATAAGAAAGGCATACAGAAGAGGAATAAGGAGAAAAAAATGAAGTCAAGAAAATACCTAGCTGGTGGTTTAATTAAAGGAACTGGTGGTAAAGCAATCAAAGCTTTTTTAAAATCTGATTTATATAAAGATCTCAAAAGCGACATGATAAAAAAGGTAGACAAACTTTATAATAAGAGTCCTGCTGAAAGCGTAGTAAGATCAACTTTTTTAAAAGGATTAAAAAAATTAGATGTGAAAGGCCAAAAAGCAGATATTATTAAAAAGGCACTTTCTATTACTAGTGGTCCAGTTTCAAGTGCTCCAAGAAGTATTAGAGCATCTTTGAAAAGAGGAGCTAGAAATATAAGTAAATATAGAGATAAATTAAATCTACAAGGTAAAGAATATCTTTTAAAAGGTGAAAGAATGTTAAAAGGCAAGAAAGATAATTAATGAAAAATCAATATAGAAAAATGTTTTTAGGTGGTTTACTTAGAACAGGTATTAAAAGTGCTTATAAAGAATTAAGAAAAGGCGGTGCAAGAAGCTCCAGGCAAATTATGAAAATAGAAAATGTTGATAGAAAGACTGCTAAATCTGATGTGAAATATGGAATTAAAAATATTCTAAAAGGTAGACTTAAAGGCCTACAAGATAAATTACTTAGAAGATCAATTATAAGTGATATCAATAAATTAAATAAATAATTATGGCATTAAAAGCAAAAGCACTTAGAACTATTGATGATTTAACTCCTAAACAAAGAAAGTTTGTAGATATACTTGTAGCTAACTGGGGTGAGATTACAAAAGCTGAGGCTTGTAAACGAGCAGGATATGAAGCAAAAAACGATAAAAATTTTTCAGACATTGGAAGTAGATTAACATTAAGAAGACATAACCCACACGTAGTAAAATATTTGGATCAACAGCTTGAAAAAGCAAAAGCCAAATATGAAAAGGATAGACTGCGTAGATACAAAAGATTAGAAAAATATGCTGATAATGCGTTTGCAGATAAACAATATGCATCAGCTATAAATGCAGAATATAGATCAGGACAATTAGCTGGCTTATATGTTGATAAGAGAGAAGTCAAAGTATCAGGATTGGAGGGTATGTCACGTGCAGAGCTTGAGAAGAAACTCACAGAGCTTTCAAACAAGATCGATGGTTTCAACGCCAAAACGATCGAAGTTAAGCCAGAGACAAAAGAACTACCTGAAGGGTAATAATTGGACATCTTTTATTACTATTTTTAACGAGGTGCATAATCCAGATCTCAATATTAATTTAGGTAGAATCAATGTTAAGACGGAAGAAAAGTAAATATAAGCAAGCTGTCGTTGGTGATAAAAAATATTATTACTACAGGATATATTGGTTAGATCCTTGCGGTGACGCGGGGCATGCAGAGTCTAGTGAAGTAAAAAAACTTAAACCTGCAAAGATGATTACACACGCTTTTATCTTTGCAAAAGATAATAAACATGTATGGACATTTGCCTCGTATGATACAGAATCAGCAGTATTCTCCGACAGGAATGTACTACTTAGATCCAGCGTGACTAAGATGGAAAGAGTATTAAACCGATCTGAATAATTTATGAAAAAGCGTGAGTCTAAACTCTGGCAAAGAATTAAAAAACACATAACAAAACCTCATTTAATCCGTGTAGAATCTAATACTATCAATGGTATCCCAGACATCAATGGTTGTTGGAAAGGTAAAGAGTTTTGGGTGGAACTTAAATCGGACAGAGTTGGATATCCGAAGCTATCTAAATGGCAAATTAGTTGGATAAACAAACGAATCAAACACGGTGGTATAGTTATTATCTGCAATGAGACCCTCTTGGAGAAGAGTTTGAAACTGTACAGACCGTTGTCCGCGATTACTGATCCTCGTTTACTGAAACCTCGTTGCTCGTTCTCGTTTCCCGTTAAGTGGCCATCGGTCCAGAAGGGCATCTGGGACCTCCTGCAGCTGGATCCTGAAGCTCGTTCTCGTTCTCGTGACGAAGACCAACGAATCGGGGAAGAAATAGAAAGGCATCTAGGCAGCGTGACCAGCCAGGACTTGTCTGGTATCTGATTCTCGTTTATTCTCGTTCTCGGGGGCCAACTTTTCTATCATTGTTTTCCGTTGAGCCCCCTTCAGGATCTGGTAGCAGCGTGTTCTCGTTTATTGAAGCTCGTTCTCGTACAACGAATCGGTAATAGTTGTGTACCTGCAGCTGCAGTCTTCAGGAGGCCAGAGCTGGTAGAAAATTTCCTGAACTTTCTTCTTGACTTATATCCCATCTGGTCTTATATACATATCGACCCTGAAGAGATTCAGAGTTATTACAGCGGACCACGCTGATGCGTGGTCCGTTAACAACGAACAAAAGGATAAACAATGAAGACACATGTAATTAAGGATGACGGTACGGTGACCGTGATAGAAGGAAAAGTAAAAGAACTAAAAGAAATGCAAGCGCTCGTTAAGGGACCGATTGAAATCGTAAACGCAGCCATGCCTGCAGCATCAGAAGACCTGCCTGCAGCGGTAGCACTCAAGGAAATGGTAGTGAATGAGGAAGGTCTCTTCAACAACTCGTTTAAAACAAATGAGAAAGCGCGTAAGCTGATTGCTCAAGGATTGGACGTGCAGCTGGACAACATTCAGGACATCCGTGGTGATGTGTTCGTTACTGACGGATGGAGAATCGCGTGATTGCGTTCCTCGTGTTGCTGCTCGTTTTGTATCCAAACGCTATGCTGCCCCTGCTGGGGATCCTTGTGCTCACCTGCAGTCACCTTTTGTGAAGCTCTCGCTCGTCCTCGTTTGGAAAAGAGTTTGTTCAGAACTATTCTAAAGTACACAGGTGGCAGCAGCTTCCAGATGCTTTCGGTGGTAAAAGCTCTTGTTTTTTTTTATTTGACTTTGATATGGGATATGATAAGACAATGATGGGGGAAGAGAAATACTAGTTATTAATTTGCTCTTCCCTCAAAAGATAACAAAGGAGAAAACAATGGGACTAGATCAATATGGTCAAATAAGAAATAAGAAGATAGACTTTGAAAAAGTTTATTCAGATAACTACGAACCAACAGTAGATGGTTTCGTTTGGAGAAAGCACTCTCGACTTCAAACATTTATGTCAGATAAGTTCGCAGAACTAAACCCAAACAGCGAACCAATGAACGGTGATGATGAACTCGTTCTTACAAAGGAAATAATAATGGAGTTGCGTAAGGAAGTTGATAGCTCTTTCAGAAACTCGTTTTGTAGCGGTGGCTTTTTTTGGGGACATCAGTTTCAAGAGGAAGCTGTCAGGGAATATTCCAAACAGGATAGTCAGTTCTGCGATTGGGCTTTGGCACAAATGGAAAAAGGCGAAGAGGTCGTCTATCATTGCTCGTGGTAGATTTTGTAATCTTGTTTATCCTTACCCACATACCTTTCACGATACTTCTCGTGTTAGGTATTGTCGGTTGGGTAATGTCGTTATTTAAAAAGGATAGGGGGTAGCTGATGGGATTTCTAATTTGGTTTTCACCAGCAATAATTATTTACATATTATTGTTAATGGAAATAATAAGTTTTAATTCTATTCTACATTTGTTCTAGGTTTGTCTGTGGAAAACCCATTATGAACAGAACCCATAATGAACACAAAGTTGTTGAAGTTTATATGGGATATGATAAGACAAGGTATTACTAACATTAACAAAGGAAAACAATGAGTAATGCTATAAGAAAACTGAAAGCAGATGAAAAAAAAGTCATCTTAGCTTATGCAGTTAATAAGTTGCAACTTAATCGTTTATCTAAAGAGTTAGATACAATGAAACAAAACGTGGTTGATGTGTTTGAAAGAACAAATCAAAATCTTGTTATTGTTCAGGACGAAAATGGTTGTAGCTTTGGAGTGCAGAAAATCAGACGTAAGAGAAAGAAGTTTGAAACTGCTAACTTCAAAATAAAACACAATGACTTATTCAATCAGTTCTGTACTGAGATTGAATATAGTGAGTACAAAGCTATTGGTGATAACAATGACAAATAGTTTAATGAATATATCTAAAGTATTAGCCGAGCAATCGGCTAATACTCAACTTACTGAAAATGCTAAATTAGATCCAACAGCAATCAGTAAGTTAAATTATGAAGTAATGTATAAAATGTTAGAGGGCGAAGTAGAAAAGCTAATATTAGAAAATACTGGAAACCCTTTAATAGATGATTTTAAACAAAGAATAGTGAATAAGTTTAGTTATCTAATACAAAAACTTACAAGTTAAGACACAACCAATAGCGTCTGTATCGGTAGCCCGTAAGGGCTATCGGTGTATCTATATAGAAGGCTCAGCAAAACCAAAAAACTCAATCCTGCTTTACGCAAAAATTTGCCACGTTCTGGCAGAAGGTACTTGTGCCAACGTGTTGTTTATAGCAAGTCGAATAGAAGTAGTGTATGCTGAAACGGTATGGTATAAAGGGACCCAAGAAAACAGAATTTTTGAGATGAGCACATTAGATCAATTAACCGATGATGAATTAAGAACCTTAATTCTAAAGAAGCAGATCGAATATATAAAATTATGTCAGGACAACTTTTTATTATTTGTGAAAGCTATGTGGCCTGATTTTATATGTAGGCAAACAGAGGACCCTGAAAACTGGGGGCACCATCAGATAATAGCAAATGAGTTTCAAGACATTTCTTCAAAAGAATCTAAACGTCTTATTGTGAATATGCCACCAAGGCATACTAAATCAGAGTTTGCGTCATATTTGTTTCCTGCTTGGATGATAGGTAAAAATCCTAAGATGAAACTTATGCAAGTATCACACAATGCTGAATTAGCTTCGCGGTTCGGTAGCAAGGTTAGAAACTTAATGGAGACCGAAGACTACAAAAGTATCTTCGGAGATGTTAGTCTTAGAGAAGATAGTAAGGCTAAAGGCCGTTGGGAGACCAATCATGGTGGAGAATATTTTGCAGCGGGGGTAGGCGGTTCAATCACAGGACGAGGGGCGGACTTACTTATTATCGATGACCCACACACTGAACAAGACTCTATGTCTGACTCTGCCATGGAACGTGCTTACGAATGGTATTCATCAGGACCAAGACAACGTCTTCAACCAGGAGGCTCAATCGTTGTTGTAATGACAAGATGGGCAACTGATGATTTAACAGGAAGACTCATCAAATCACAATCTGAACCTAAAGCCGATACGTGGCGCGTTATAAATTTTCCAGCAATACTTCCATCAGGTAATCCTGTATGGCCTGAATACTGGCCACTTGACGAATTAGAAAAAGTTAAAGCATCGGTGACAACAAAAAACTGGAACGCACAATACATGCAAGATCCAACGTCAGAGGAAGGTGCAATTATTAAAAGAGAATGGTGGCAACCATGGAACGAAGAACGGATACCGACACTTAAACATGTTATACAAAGTTATGATACAGCTTACTCTAAAAAAGAAACTGCGGACTATTCTGCAATTACAACATGGGGAATATTTCAACCTGCTGAAG